AGCTGCTTGACGTGCCGATGATGGCAAGCGCGATTGCTGGCGCTTACCTGGAGAGCAAGCAGGGAGCCAAGAGAAAAAACTAGAGGAGGCCGTTGAGTATCTGTTCAACGGTCCTGATGACATTTCAGAGCTGATGGCTGATGCCAAGGCGTTTGGCTTGGCGTTGCCTGAACCTGATGCGCCTCAAGATTTTGAGGTGTGGCCTGACAACTGGCCTGCAGTTGAGATGTTTCTGCGTTGCCAGACGCAATGGCGCACAACGGCTTCAGGTGTTTGTGGGCTGGACTATTCAGCTGTTGAATGGCTGTTTAGACTGTATGAAGTCGAGGACCAGCCGGCCGTGCTTGAGGACTTGCAAGTCATGGAAGCGGCAGCGGTCAAGATCCTGAATAAGGAGCAAGGCTGATGCAAAAGTCAGTCTTCCAAATGCTTCTGGATGTCAAAACCAGAGGCTCAAACAACATCAGGCGGCTCGGCAGAGATCTGCAGGGAGTGCAGGGCAAGGCCAAGAATCTGGCCTCGTCTTTCACTGGGCTGACTAAGCCGCTTATTGCGTTAGCTGGCATCGGTGGTGGCGCTGCTTTAGTTACATCAATTTTTGGTTCTAGAGCAGAGCTTGAGTCGCAGACTCGATCACTGCAAGTCTTGACCGGCAGCGCCGAAAAGACAAAACAGATCGTCGGTGAGATTAAAGCGTTTGGTGCAGCGACACCCTTTCAGGTTCGTGACCTAATCAATGTCACCAAAAAGCTGAAAGCGTTTGGCATCGAGACTGATTCGCTTGTCGATACAACCAAGCGCCTAGGTGATATTGCGGGTGCCACTGGTGCTGATCTTGACGGCATCGCAACTGCGTTCGGTCAGATCAGGGCGAAGGGTAAGTTCTCGCAGGAGGAAAACCTGCAGCTCCTGGAGCGTGGCGTTGATTTAACGACTGAGCTGAAGAAGATGTACGGCTTGTCTGGTGACGAACTGGCCAAGGCGATGTCAAAAGGCCAAATCAGCTTTGAAGCGGCAAACCAAGCCTTGATCACGTTGACGAATCAGGGTGGGCAGTATTTTGGCGGCGCAGTTGCACAGGCAGACACACTGAATGGCAAGCTTTCAACGCTTCAAGATGCGTTTGTGACGCTTGGCCAAAACATCGGCAAGGTGCTTGAGCCGTTGTTCAAAGGCATCCTTGACTTTGTCACGTTCCTGACCAACAAGCTCAATAGCCTTTTCGAGGAGGCAGACATTACTAACCAGGCTCTAAAAGAGGTCCAAGGCGGATTGACCCGAGCGCAGTTTTTCAGAAAGGCAGGCGCCAAGGAAGAACTTGAGGCTGCGAAAGAAAGAATTAGAGGACAAAGAAGATCTGCAGCAGTTGAAACCGTTCAGTTCACGCCTGCTTTGTTGGCAGGTACAGCTGCAAGCAACGCTTCAACCAAGGCAACTAAAGAGACAGTGCAGGCGTCTGACCAAATGCGTCAGATTTTGGAGCAGATCAACGTTGCAAGAGTTGCAGGCAATGAGTTCCAGCTTGCAGGGCTTGAGTTTGATCGCGAGATGCTGCGAATCCAAGAGGAGGGTTTGACTGGCAACAATCTTGCAATCGCTCAAAGCAGTGCCTTGGCGGACTTTGACTTGAAGCGTCAACAGCTTTTGTCTGGCACTACTGAAAAGCAGAAAGAACTCAACAAAGAAACCGATAAGTACAAGATCACGCTTGATCAGGTCAAAGACACGCTGGCTAATCAAATGACCAGCGCGATTGAGGGTCTGATTGACGGGACAAAAACTCTTGGGCAATCGTTGTCTGGCCTGTTGCGGACGTTTGCCAGCATGTTCTTGCGGTCGGGAATTGGCTCTCTTGTCGGCAACATTTTCCCCAGCGCTAAGGGCAACGTGTTCGCTCAAAACGGCATCGTGCCTTATGCCAAGGGCGGATACATTGGCCGGCCGACAATGGCGCTTATGGGTGAGGCTGGCCCAGAAGCCGTGCTCCCCTTGCGCCGTGGCCGTGGCGGTCGCCTTGGTGTTGAGACCTCAGGTGGCAGCGTGGGTAACGTAACTGTGAACGTCGATGCTTCAGGCTCTGCTGTTGAAGGCGACACTAGCCAAGCTGCACAACTCGGCAAAATGCTTGGTGCTGCAGTGCAAGCCGAGCTAGTCAAGCAAAAACGTCCTGGTGGTTTACTCGCAAGCTGATGGCAACCTTCCCTTCTATTGACCCTGACTACAACGCGCAGAAAAACAGTGCGCCTGTAAACAGGGTTGTTCGTTTTGGTGATGGCTACGAACAGCGCACAACGCTGGGAATTAACCAAAACCCAAAAGAATGGACGCTCAGCTTTGTGAACATCTCAGAGACTGACTCTGACACTATTGAAACGTTCTTGGATGCCAGAGCTGCAGATCAAGCCTCTTTTGATTGGCAGCCGCCAGGTTCGTCTACCTCTTACAAGTGGGTCTGCCCTAGCTGGTCAAAGACCATACCTTATGCCAACTTGGCAACTATCAACGCAACGTTCCGCCAGGTTTTTGAACCCTAATGGCTTATACCGCTTGGGCTGCTAGCACTGCGTTCGCTGTTGGTGACGTTCGACGCGCCACGTCATCACAGAACAGCGGTTTGGTTTTTGAATGTACGACTGCTGGAACGTCAGGCAGTTCAGAGCCAAACTGGCCTACAGATATTGGCAGCACGCTGACCGACAACACTGTTGTCTGGACGGCAATCAGTTCGATCTATGCCGACCTCTCAGCACTCGCCCCAGACGCGATCATCGAGCTGTTTGAGCTGCACTACGACAACACGCTGCACGGCAGCACAGACATCTTGCGGTGGCACGCAGGGACCAACGCTGGTGTGACCGGCAACATTGTTTGGAACGGCAACGATTACATTCGCCTGCCTGTGCAGGCTGAGGGTTTTGAGTACACAAACGGAGGCACCTTGCCCCGACCAACCTTGTCAGTCGCCAACCTTGATGGAGCGGTAACAGCGTTGTTGCTGGGCGTAAACCTGACAACTCCAGGCAATGATCTAACAGGTGCAAAGGTCAAGCGGATTAGGACGCTGAAGAAGTTTCTTGATGGCGAGTCAGCTGCTGATCCTTACGCAACGTTCCCTATTGAGGAGTGGTTTATTGACCGCAAGGCCACCGAGTCACGAGATGTTGTCAGCTTCGAGCTGGCCAGCAAATTTGACCTGTCAAACAAAGAACTGCCCAACCGCCAGGTTGTGGCCAACATCTGTCAATGGCAGTACCGCAGTTCTGAGTGCAGCTACACGGGCAGCAACTACTTTGACGTGAACAACAACAGCGTTGGAACGTTGGCGCAGGATGCGTGCGGCAAACGGCTTAGCAGCTGCAAAAAACGTTTTGGCGAGAACGGAGAACTACCGTTTGGATCGTTCCCTGGAGCAGGACTGCTCACATGATGCTGCCGCCTTCAATCATGAGCCTGATCATGGCTCATGCAAAGGAAGAAAGCCCCAAAGAGTGTTGTGGTCTGGTTGCTGTAGTCAAGGGCAAGCGTCGTTACTTCCCCTGCAAAAACCTGGCTGATACGCCAGACGAGCATTTTGTGCTTGATCCGGCTGACTATGCAGCAGTGGAGGACAAAGGCGAAATCGTTGCGGTGATCCACAGTCACCCGACAACGAACCACAATCCTTCACCAGCTGATCGCGTTGCTTGCGAGCAAAGCGGTCTGCCCTGGCACATCGTCAATCCGAACACTGAGAACTGGGGTTACTGCGAGCCTGAAGGCTTTGAGTTGCCGTATGTGGGGCGTGAGTTCTCCCATGGCGTGGTGGACTGCTACAGCCTTTGCCGTGACTGGTATAGACGTGAGTTCGGGCTTGAGCTGCGGAACTATCCACGTCGAGACAAGTGGTGGGAGCACGGCGAAAACCTTTACCTAGAAAACTTTGAGAAGGAAGGGTTCAGGCGGATTCCGATTGCAGAGCTGCAACGTGGTGATGCGCTTTTAATGCACCTTGTGTCTCCCGTGCCGAACCATGCTGCGATCTACTTAGGTGACCAGCAGGTCTTGCATCATGTGCAGGGCAGGCTGTCTAGCAGGGACGTTTACGGCGGGTATTATTTGAAGAACACTGCCTGCGCCTTGAGGCATGAAAGTCGTTAAGGTCTACGGCGCTTTGCGCGAACTGCTGGGCAAGACTCGATTTGAGTTTGTGGCTGACACGCCTGCCCAAGCGATGCGTGCTCTGCTGGCAAATTTTCCTGAATTGCAGCAGTGGCTGCTTGATAGCGAAAAGAATGGTGTTGCCTATCGCGTAACAGTCGGCAGGCAAAAAATACACAACGATGATGTGTCGGGGTTATTTGCCCCTTGGAGCGAACGAGAGGTGTTCAGTATTACTCCCGTGCTGATGGGCGCAGGCGGCAGCACTACGCAAATTTTGCTTGGCGCTGTATTTATAGGCGCATCGTTTCTTTTCCCTGGTGCAGGTCTGTTTGGTTCAGGAATGGGAATATTTGGTCCATTAAATCCAGCGACTATTTCCACCCTGACTTCGATTGGCACAGGATTGTCTGCAGTCGGTGCATCTTTGGTCCTTGGAGGCATTGCTAATATCATTTCACCTGTGCCGAAACCGCCAAGAGAAGCAACGCGGCTTGAGTCAAATAGCTTTAGTGCAATCCAGCAAACTGTGCGTCAAGGCGTACCAGTGCCAATAGCCTATGGGCGGGTATTTGTTGGC